CCGGGGGATCAAGCACGGTCGCGCACCATCGCCATCAGCAGACGGTGAGTGGATCCGCACAGTGTGCCTGCGGTGCCACCGTTTTCTGGGATATCGCCCCGTAGAGGAGAAGAAGGCCAATGGTAAAAATCGCGAGGCTAGAAGTCGAAAACGTCAAGCGGGTACAGGTGGTGCAAGTCGAGCCTCGTGAGACAGGGCTCACCATCCTCGGCGGCAGAAATAAGCAGGGCAAGACCAGCGTTCTCGATGCCATAATGTGGGCGCTCGGTGGAGCGTCCTACAAGCCGTCCCAGACGAAGCGGGTCGGGTCCGCGGCGGAAGCCCGTGTCCAGATAGAGCTGGACAACGGGCTGGTGGTCTCCCGTGACGGCAAGAACGGTACGTTGAAGGTGGTCGATCCGAGCGGCCAGAAAGCCGGGCAGGCTCTGCTCGACGATCTGGTAGGCAAGTTCGCATTGGATCTCCCCAAGTTCATGCGGGCCAGTTCGAAAGAGAAGGCCGAGTTCTTGCTCGGACTCATCGGTGTCGGGGACCGGCTCGTCGAGCTGGATCGTCAAGCCGACCTGATCTATAACGAGCGGCATGCGCTCGGTCAGGTCTCGACGAGAAAGAGAAAGCACGCCGAAGACCTGCCCTTCGAGCAGGGCGTGCCGGCCGAGGAAGTCTCAGCCAGTGAGCTGATCCAGGCGCAGCAGAAAATCCTCGCCCGCAACGGGGAAAACCAACGGTTGCGACTGCAGAGAGACCAATTGGCGAGGGAGGTCGAGTCGCGGCAGCGGGCTGTGGATTCCCTGAAGGTCCAGTTGGAACATGCCGTAGAACATCTAATGGCGTTGCGGAATGATCTGGCTGTTGCTTCCCAGTCCGCAGAGAAGTTGCAGGACGATTCGACGACGGCGCTCGAGAACTCGCTGCAAGAGATTGACGAGATCAACCGCAAGGTGAGGATCAACCTGCAGAAGGCACAGGCCGAGCAGGAAGCGGCCGACCTCGAGGCGCAGGTGTCCGAGCTAACCGTCAAGCTGGAGCAGGTCCGCGCTGCGCGCCGGCAGCTGCTTAACGAAGCCACGCTGCCCTTGCCGGGCCTGTCCATCGAGAACAGTGAGCTGGTGTACGAGAGTCAGCAGTGGGACTGCATGTCGAGCAGCGACCAGTTGCGGGTGGCTGTTGCTATCGCTCGACAGTCCCGACCCGGGTGCCAGTTCGTGTTGCTCGACAAGCTCGAACAGATGGACCTGCAAACGCTACGGGAATTCAGCGTGTGGCTGGAGTCTGAAGGACTGCAGGCTATCGCCACTCGCGTGTCTACGGGAGATGAGTGTTCGTTGATCATCGAGGACGGGCTGGTAGTGGCGCAGGAGTCCCCCCGACCGCAAGCCACTGCACCCACGCCCGTCCCGCAGGTTCCTAGTTTGCCAGACGGGGAGGAGGGTTTCTGATGGAACTGACGAGTGGTTTGCTTGATGAGTGCCAGCGGTTGGTGCTGGCCGGTCCCGAGGGCGTGGGGAAGAGTACTTTGGCTTCATTGCTGCCCAAGCCGGGGTTTATCGATGTCGAGGGCAGCACGGCCGATTTGAATGTGGTGCGCACTCCGAAGCCGGCCTCATGGACTGCGTTGGTGGATATGACAACGGAGTTCTTGAAGGACCATCACGGTCTTGAATCGCTGGTGATCGACACCGCCGATTACGCAGAGCGCATGTGCGTGGCACATATCCTCGCGTCGAACGGTATGACGTCGCTGGGCGGCGAGAAGGATTTCGGCAGGTCGTACAACCTGCTGGAAACCGAGTGGTGCCGCTGGCTGGACCTGCTGTCGCGGGTCGCGAAAAGCGGCATGCACGTCATATTGGTCGCGCACGTCGGTGTCAAGAATGTCCGCACACCCGATGTGGATTCGTCCTATGACCGATACGAGCTGAAGATGGAAAAGAAGACCTCCGCAGCCACGAAGGAATGGGCGCGGAACATGTTGTTCCTCGCGTACAAGACGTACATCGTCGAGGACAAGGGGAAGAAGAAAGGGACCGGTGGTCATCGCGTGATCTACACCACGCGAACGCCTGCCTGGGACGCGAAGAATCGGGCGGGACTGCCCGAGGAACTGCCGCTCGAGTACAAGTCGATTGCGAAGCTGTTCGAGCGTGGCAACAAGCCTGCCCCGGTTACGGTCGTTCCCCCGACCAAGGCCACCAGTCCTCCAGTCGCGCAGCAGGAGAAGAAGCCTGTTGAACCGGTTGCACTGGCCGGCGAGGAAACGAAATCGGCGGCACACCTGCTGCCGTTGGTGCAGTTAATGAATCGCGACAAGGTGTCGGAGCGGGAGATTCAGTTGGCGGTTGCGAAGCGCGGGTACTACCCGGCAGACACGCCGCTGGAAGTGTATGACCCGCAGTTCGTGGCCGGTCGTTTGGTGGCGTACTGGCCCAAGGTTCTGGAAATGGTGGAAGCCGTACGGAAGGAGATCTCACAATGAGCGGTGAGGACAGGGTGCTGGGTTGGGAAGACGAGATTTCGAACGATTCGCTGGGACCGTCAACGATATTTGCGCCGGGCGAGTATCAGTACGAGATCGTCAATGTGGTTCGTGGTCGGCACACACCCAAGGAGACCGGGAAGCTGCCTGAGTGTCCCAAGGCAGAGGTCACTGTGCGTGTCTATGCCAAGGATGGCTCGGAGTACATCGACCTCAAGGAGAATCTGTTCCTGCACAGTCGGTGCGAGGGGATGTTGTGCCAGTTCTTCCGGTCCATCGGCCATCGCAAGCACGGTGAGCCGCTTGTGATGGACTGGAAGAAGGTTGTCGGGTGCAGGGGACGATGCAAGGTTTCCCTGCGTGAGTACACCATGGACGGCGAGAAACGCCAGGCGAACGATATCAAGGCGTTTCTCGACCCGAAGATGGTTCCCGCGGCGGCACCGGACGCTGGCTTCTGAAGGAGTGCAGATGGAACTGCGACCATACCAGCGGGAAGCCGTTGAGGCAATTCAGCAGCAGTGGAGCGACGGGCGCAGGCGCACACTGCTAGTCCTGCCGACCGGTACGGGGAAAACCATCGTGTTCTGTCGCGTGGCAGAAGAGGTGGTGCGTACCGGCGGCAGGGTGCTGATCCTAGCCCACCGCGCTGAGTTGCTCGATCAGGCGGCTGATAAGCTGCAGCGCAGCACTGGTCTCGCGTGCGCAATCGAGAAGGCCGATCAGACCAGTGTCGGAGAGTGGGAGCGGATCACTGTCGGGTCCGTGCAGACGCTGATGCGTCAGGACCGCCTGGACAAGTTTAGGCCGAATCACTACCAGTGCGTGATCGTGGATGAGGCCCACCACGCACTGGCGGAAACGTATCAGCGGATCCTGAGCCACTTCTGCGAGGCGAACGTGCTGGGGGTGACAGCGACTCCCGACAGGGGCGACTTGCAGAATCTCGGCACGTACTTCGATTCGTTGGCGTACGAGTACTTGTTGCCGCAGGCCGTGCGTGACGGCTATCTCTGCCGAATCGTAGCGCAGACCATTCCGCTGCAGATCGAGCTGAGTGGCGTCAAGACACAGGCTGGCGACTTCCAGCTGACGGGCCTGGGCAACGCGCTCGACCCGTACCTGGAACAGATAGCTGATCGGATGGTTGAACACCGGGACCGCAAGCTGGTCGTGTTTCTGCCGCTGATCGCGACCAGTCGCAAGTTCTGCCAGATGCTCGTCGAGCGGGGGCTGTCCGCATGCGAAGTGAACGGGGAGTCTCCCGACCGACAGGAGATTCTGCAACGGTTTGATGCGGGCGGTCCCTCGGTCTTGTGCAACGCGATGTTGCTGACCGAAGGGTGGGACTGCCCGAGCGTAGACGCGATCTGCGTGTTGCGTCCGACAAAGATCCGTTCCCTCTACTGCCAGATGGTCGGCCGCGGGACACGCATTCATCCCGGCAAGGCAGACCTGCTACTACTCGACTTCTTGTGGCACTCATCCACTCACAGCCTCTGCAGACCGGCACATTTGGTTTGCGAGTCGCCAGAGGTGGCCGAGGCCATGACCGCTCGGCTCGCAAACTGCACCGAGGCTATCGATCTGGAGGAGGCGCAGCAGGAGGCGGAATCGGACGTCATGCACGAGCGGGAAGCGGCCCTGGCGAAGAAGCTGCGCGAGCAGCGAAAGAAAAAGGCCAAACTGGTTGACCCGCTACAGTATGCCGTGTCGATAAATGCTGAGGATCTGGTTGACTATTCACCTACGTTCGGTTGGGAAATGCTGCCGGCGTCTGATTCGCAGGTAAAGGCGCTCGAGGATGCTGGCATCTATGGCGGCGAGATGGAGTGTGCCGGCAAAGCGTCCCAGCTGTTGGACCGACTGCAGCAGCGGCGGCTGTCGGGACTGGCAACACCGAAGCAGATTCGACTGCTCGAAGGGAAGGGATTCCTACACGTCGGGCAGTGGTCGTTCGAGGCGGCTCGGAAAATGATTTCAAGGATCGCCCTGGCCGGATGGCGCGTGCCCGCCGGGGTTGTGCCAGAGGAGTACCGTGGTGAAACCATATGACTATTTGAGTGACCGACTGCGCAAAGAGATGCACGAGGGGCAGATGCATGGCACGCTGCGCGATGTCGGCCGGCTCGCTGGGGGATACGCCGCTGCCGGCAGTTTGCCGGCGAGCGATCTGGCAGAGCTGGAAGATCTAGCCATATCCCTGTCGATCAATAGCGAAGACGGTGCGTCAAAGTGGCGGGAGGCTGTCGAGTTCGGACGTAAGGATCCGGTCAAGTGGGACAAGGCGCGCATGGTGGTTGATCGTGTGCTGGACTGGGAAGATGAGATCCGCGACGACACCTATCAGGTCATCGACGACTGGGTCGAACCGGTCGAGGTGCAGGAGCCTGAGCAGTGGAATCCGGTGCAGCAGATCAGCACCTATCTGGACATTCTATTTGAGCCCGACGACTATGTCGGGTACGTCTCGGACTCGTGGTCTAAGGACGGCAGGCGAGTCCCCTCACGCGGCAGTTACGGACGGACCTGCCGACAGCTGTTGGAAGAGCTGGAGAAGTACAAGGAGGTCGGAGCGGTATTCGGTGACGTTGATCCAGAGGTCGGGGCTTGGATCCGTTTCAACCCTCTGGATGGTCAGGGAATCAAGGACGTCAACGTCACTGACTACCGCTATGCACTGGTCGAGTGCGACGACGAGACGCTGTCCATCGACCAGCAGCGGGCGATCTACCAGAAGCTCGAGTTGCCCATCGCGGTCATGGTGCATAGCGGCAACAAGAGCCTGCACGCGATTGTGCGCATCGAGGCGTCCGATCTGGCGCAGTACAAGGGACGGGTGGACCTACTGTACGAGGTGTGCGGCAAGAACCGACTGAAGATTGACCGGCAAAACAAGAACCCGTCCCGACTGAGCCGCATGCCGGGCGTAATGCGTAACGGTCGGAAGCAGTACATCGTCGCTACCAATACCGGCAAGTCGTCCTGGGCCGAGTGGGAGGAGTGGATCAGCGCCGTCAATGACGATCTGCCCGAGATCGAGAGCCTCTCGTCGGTGTGGGACGACATGCCCGATCTGGCGGCTCCACTGATTGATGGTGTGCTGCGGCAGGGGCACAAGATGCTACTGTCGGGCTCGAGCAAGGGCGGCAAGTCGTTCCTGCTAATGGAACTGTGCATCGCGATTGCGGAAGGGGTGCCCTGGCTGGGTTGGCCGGTCACAAAGGGGCGTGTGATGTACGTCAACCTCGAGCTGGACCGGGCCAGCTGTCTGCAACGCTTCAAGGCGGTGTACAAGGCGATGGGGTTGCCACCCAAGAACCTCAAGTCCATCGACATCTGGAACCTGCGGGGGCACGCGGTGCCGATGGACAAGCTGGCACCCAAGTTGATCCGCCGCGCGGCAAAGCGACAGTACTCTGCAGTGATTATCGACCCGATCTACAAGGTCATCACGGGCGACGAGAACGCGGCCGACAAAATGGCCTTCTTCTGCAACCAGTTCGATCTGGTCTGCCACCAGTTGAAGGCGTCGGTTATCTACTGCCATCACCACTCGAAGGGCGCACAGGGCGGCAAGCGGAGCATGGATCGGGCGTCAGGTTCCGGTGTGTTCGCACGGGATCCCGACGCACTGCTCGATATGATCGAGCTGATCGTCCCCGATGAGCTGCGAAAGGCCGAGTGCGCCCGGGTCGAGCAGGAACACGTCGAGCGCAATCTGAACCGCCTGTTCCCAGACTGGCGCACCGTCAGTACGGATCCATACTCAGCCTCCAAGTCGCTGCTATCGGAGGAGGACCACCTCGCGATCCTGCGGGAATGCGATGCGATCAGGGCTGACTCTGAACGCTGGACGGCCTGGCGTGTCGAGGGCACGTTCCGTGAGTTTGGAAAGTCCCGACCCAAGAACTGTTGGTTCCGGCACCCGCTGCACTACGTCGAGGCTGGCGGTCCCCTGGTGGACGCGGACACGCACGGTGAAGAGCCGCCGTGGAAGCGCGGCCTGCGGTCTCAGGAGCGCGACCGGCCGAAGAAGAGCCACAAGAAACAACAGCAGCTGCTGGATGCCTTTGGTGCGTGTGTCGCTGATGATGGCGGCGCGCCGATCTGCGACGTGGCGAATGCGCTGCAGGTCAGTGACCGAACTGTCCGTGACTGGCTGAAAGGGAATCGAGAATGGAGAGTCGAG